ACAGATACTCCAAACCCAGATCTTAAAACGGGAACAATCTCAATTGTTAAACCATCTCCAGTAATTTCTGGCGTGGGAACAACGTCTATCGCAAAAACACCGATTCTTGTTAGATCTGCAGGTACTGTTGACTATGAAAAGGGCGAAATACTTTTAGGGGCAATTACTGTCACATCTACTTCTCTTGCTGATGACATTATCGAGATCCAAGCATATCCAGAATCAAACGATGTACTCGGATTGAAGGATCTTTATGTTTCATTTGACATCTCAAAAAGCACAATAAATATGGTTAAAGATGTTATTACATCTGGTGATGATATATCAGGTGTGGTATTTTCAAAAGATTCTTATAGATCAAGCTATTCTAACGGGGAACTAACGAGGTCGTAATATGATACAAACTGGTTTTGAATCTAGGGTAAAAATCCAACAGGTTATTGGTAATCAACTTCCAGAATTTATCTTAGATGAAAGTCCAAAAGCTTCTGAATTTTTAAAGCAATATTATATCTCACAAGAATATCAAGGTGGTACAGTTGATATTGCAGAAAATTTAGATCAATATTTGAAGTTAGATAATTTGATACCAGAAGTTGTTGTTGGATCAACAACTCTTGTTTCTTCAGTTGATTCTAGTGATACTGAAATTACTGTAGATAGTGTAAAAGGTTTTCCACCTACCTACGGATTGTTAAAAATTGATAATGAAATTATCACATATACTAGTATCAATGGAAACACTTTTACTGGTTGTATTCGTGGATTTAGTGGAATTACGACGTATAACGCAGGAATTACTACAAGCAATACTACAAATTATAGCGGAGATCTTCTCTTTAGCACATCAGAATCGGCGTCACACGATGCAGATAGTCCTGTAACCAATTTAAGTTCTTTATTTTTAAAAGAGTTTTATAAAAAATTAAAATATTCTCTTACCCCAGGATTAGAAAATATTGATTTTGTTTCTGATTTAAACGTTGGTAATTTTATAAAAGAAGCAAGAACTCTATACGAATCAAAAGGTACTGAAGAATCTTTTAGAATTTTATTCAATGTTCTATTTGGTGAAACGCCAAAAATAATTAATTTAGAAAATAATTTAATTAAACCCTCATCTGCAACTTATGTTAGAAGAGAGGTCATAGTTGCTGAAAAAATTTCTGGAAACCCACTATTGCTTACTGGGCAGACTATTAAAAAAACAACTGATGAAGTAACTAGTGCTTCAGTTTCGGAAGTAGAAATAATTAGAAGAAGTGGAAAAGTATATTATAAACTTTTATTGTTTATTGGTTATGACGATGCATTCCCAACTGTTACTGGCAACTTTAATATTACTAGCAGCACTAAGAATATAGAACCAGTTAGTGTTGGAGACTCAGTTATTACTGTCGATTCTACAATTGGGTTCCCATCTTCTGGAGTACTTTATTCTGGTAATAATGAAATCACATATCAAAGCAAAAGTATAAACCAATTTTTTGGATGCTACGGAGTTACTGAAGAAATTGATACTGCATCCACAATTAGATCAAATGATACTTATTATGGTTACGAAAATGGTGACACTTCAAAGAAAGTTGAACTAAGAATAACTGGCGTTCTATCAAATTTTGTACCAGTAACACAATCATCATCAGTTGATGTTGGTGAAGAAATTTCCATCAAACATCTGGGAGAAGTTGTAGAGAATCCAATAGAGAATGCTTCCTATAAAGAAATTTTTGCAAATAGTTGGATTTATAATACAAGTTCTCGCTATCAAATAGATAGTTTTTCTTCTGGTTTAACATCTCAAGTAGTTCTAAAGAGTGAAATTGATAAATCAAGTTTAAAAGTTGGTGATACAATTGAAATTTTAAATAGAACAACGGAAAATATAATTGCTTCCAATTTAATTGTAACCCAAATTAATGGTAAGCAAGTTACCACAAATAATTCTTTTGAACTTAATTCATCATTTGATTATGATATAAGAAGAAAACTCAAATTTGCATCAAGTTCTATAGTTCCTTTAGAGTATGAAAATCTAACATGTGATATTCAAAATGTATATGTTGAGAACGATAAGTTTGTATATGTTGCATCAAATTCATTGCCATCTTATGAGATAACTAAAAATATTTTTAGTTACCAAGCTTCTTCTGTTTCTGGGCAAAATGCAGACACTGGCGATTACTCAATCATTAATTTTATTGAGAAGGTATCTTTTTACTCTGGATCTGAAATTTATTACTCACCATCAGATTCTCCAATTTCAGGATTGGTAGAGGGTACTTACTACGTCGATGTAATTAACGATAAGCGACAAATTAGATTATATAATTCAAGATCTTTTGTTGGTTCAAGTAACTATATTGAATTTGGAAATCTTACTTCTGGTATTCATACCTTTACATTAAACAGTCAAAAAGAAGGTGTCATTTCTACACAAAAAATTCTTAGAAAATTTCCTTTAAGTGTTAATATTGCCGATGGCGAATCCGATCTAACACCAGTTGGTCAAGTTGGAATATTAATCAATGGTGTTGAAATTAGTGGTTATAAAACAAATGACAAAGTTTATTATGGTCCATTACAGTCAGTTAATGTATTAAATGGTGGTTCTGGATTTGATGTTATCAATCCCCCCACAATTACACCATCATCCGGAAACGCTCTTTTACAACCTATTGTTAGAGGATCTTTCGAAAAAGTTTATGTTGATCCTCAAGATTTTGATATTGATACTTTAGTTTCAATTGCAGTCACCGGTGGAAATGGAAGAGGTGCTTCATTTGAACCTGTAATAGAGTTAAGAAATAGGGAAATTCAATTTGATGCAAGACAAATTGAATTTGGAGGTGGTGTAGATACATCTGTAGAGACTATAACATTTTTAAGTTCTCATGGTTTAATAGATGGGCAACCAATCACATATAATCCTCAAAACAATGCATCTCTTGGAATTGGGACTTTCAATGGTTCCAACACCAATACAGGGTTAACTCTTAAAAAAGATGCTACTTATTTTGCAAAGTATATTAGTGATACCACTATTCAACTCTATCAACAGTTATCAGATTGTAGACTGGGGATTAATACTGTAGGTTTTACAACAATTGGAACTTCAGGGATACACAAATTTGCAACTGAACCTAAAAAAACCTTAATTGATGTTAAAGTCATTAATCAAGGTTCTAATTATGAAAATAGAAAGTTAAGAGTTAAAACAACTGGTATATCTACAGTCAATAGCACAGTTTCATTTACAAATCATGGATTTGCTGATGGAGATGTCGTAACGTACACATACCAAACAACAGGAATCTCTGGTCTTTCGACATCTAATCAATATTATATTTTAAAAATTGATGATGACACATTCAGAATCGCAAATGCAGGCATCGGTGCAACGAATCCATCAAACTATCAGAGAAGAAAATTTGCAGAATTTGAAAGCACTGGATCTGGATATCAAATTTTCAATTATCCAGAAATTTGCTTATCGGTAGAATATAGTGCTGCTGGAATTGGAAGTATCCAATCAAAGAGAACTATAGTATCTACCCCAATTGTTAGAGGTGAAATTGTTGGCGTATACGTATATGAGTCTGGATCTGATTATGGTTCATCAATTTTAAATTTACACAAAAAACCAACCATTACCATAAAGAATGGTAAAAATGCACAACTTAATCCCGTCATAGTAAATGGTGCGATACAAGATGTTAATATTCAGTATAGTGGATCTGAGTATTATTCAACTCCAGATATTAAAGTAACTGGATCTGGAACTGGTGCAGTAATTAAACCAGTAATTACAAATAATAAATTAACTGATGTAGTAATTATAAATTCTGGTATTGGATATACTTCAACCAATACCACCCTTACCATAGAACCTGCCGGAAAGAATGCCATCTTAAGTTCACAAGTAAGGTCTATAACAGTTAATAAAAATCTTCTTTATGGGGAAGAGAATGATGCTAGAGAAATTGCTAACGAACTTCTCACATCATCATTGAGCAATTTAGAATATAGTGTTTGCGGTTACTCTGAAAATATTCAAAACGAATTTGGTGATGATGGATCTTCGCATTCACCAATTATTGGATGGGCATATGATGGCAATCCAATTTATGGTTCTTACGGTTATTCAGATCCAGAAGATAGAAATTCCCCCATTAAAAGACTTTCTTCTGGATATTCTTTAAACACATCCAATATAGAAAACAGACCATCTTCTTTCGATGATGGATTTTTTGTAGAGGACTATAAATTTACAAATAATGGAGATCTTGATGAATATAATGGAAGATTTTGCGTAACCCCAGAATTTTCAAATGGAGTTTATGCATACTTTGCAACTTCTGAGCAAAATCTTTTTGGTGATCTAGTCGGTCAGTTTCCTTACTTTATTGGAGAAAGATATAGATCTAAATTTATAACTGAGAATAGTTCATTAGACCAGACATTTGATTTTAATAATTCAAATCTTATTCGAAATACTTTACCATACAAAGTAAATGAAGAGTATGCTGGAAATGATTTTATTATAGAATCTAATGAGGTAATAAATCAAGTTACAGTAGTTGAATCTGTAACGACTGGTTCTGTTGAAAATTATCAAATTATAGATTCTGGAGATGATTATAAAATTGGTGATGTTCTAGAATTTGATCAGCAAAATACCGGCGGCGCTGGTCTATCGGCACAAATTTCTGAAGTTACTGGTAAAGAAATTGTTGATATTAATACATCTATAACTTCGTATGATGATGCAATATTTACTTGGAATAATGGTCAAAAAATTGAGGTTACAGTTTCACCAAGACATAGTTTAGAGAATCTTGATTATGTAAATGTATCAGGATTTTCATCATCGTTAAGTTCTTTAAATGGTTTTCAGCAAATTGGTGTAACTTCATATAGTTCATCTCTCATTCAACAAATGCCTGCTTATTCTGCAGCGGGTATTGTAACTGATATTTACATTGCAAGTATTCCAGAAAACCTTTCAATTGGTAGTTCTATTGGAATTGAAGCAGAAACACTATCAGTTTTAAATATTTTCAATAATATTATAAGAGTTCGCAGAGAAGCAACAGGGAGTGCTCACACTGCAACAACTCCAGTTTACTTTATTCCAAATACATTCACAATTAATAAATCAGTAGATTATTTCGAATCTAAAGTCAACGACTTAGTTTACTTTAATCCAAAGTATTCTGTCGGTGTAGGTACTACATCTGGTATTGGAATTGCAGTTACATATAATGTTGGTGTTCAAACCAATAATATAATTTCAATCCCAACCCAATCAATTTACCTACCAAATCATCCATTTAAAACAAATCAAGCAGTAATATTCTCAAATCCATCAGGAACTTCTGCTATTTCAGTAGCAAATACCTCTAGCAGTGCATCTTTCAACTTACCGTCAAGTGGAGATACTCAAACTGTATATGTTATTAGTCAATCTGTAGATTATATTGGTATTGTAACACAAGTTGGTCTTACGACCTCAACAAAGGGTCTGTTCTTCTTGTCTAATGGTTCTAATGATTACCAGTATTCATTACAATCAAACTTTAATCAAGTTAAGGGTGATGTTGAGAAAGTTAAAGCACAAGTTTCTGTGTCAACATCACATAATCTGACTTCTGGGGATACTATTAAACTTTTGGTCGAACCAAATCTTTCTGTTGGTATTGGAACTTCAACTGCAGTAAGAGTTAAAAGAAATGTAGTTGCAGACTGCGTGATAATTGATTCTATTGAAATTAGTTATTCTGACATTAATACAACAACTCAAGAAATTACAATACCGTCGCATAATTTTAAAACTGGTGATAGAATTGTTTATGTTGAAAATAAATCAATATCTGGTCAGAGTAATACTGTTTATTATGTTTATAAAGTAGACTCTAATAGAATAAAATTATGCGAGACTCTAGTTGATTGTCTTTCAAATCCACCAATAACAGTTGACATTGATGCAGGAACTATTAAAACTTTTGGTAACGTTGGTATCGCCGCTGCAAAATGGTCTGGAGGTGTTTTAGCAAACAATGGTAAAATTTATGGAATTCCTTACAATTCTTCATCAATTCTTGAAATTGATCCAGTAGGTTTAACCACGAATACTTTTGGTAATGTTGGTACTGGTTCTGCAAAATGGATTGAAGGTGTTTTAGCAAATAATGGTAAAATTTATGGAATTCCTTTGAGTGCTTCTCAAGTACTTGAAATTGACCCAGTAGGTTTAACCACGAATACTTTTGGTAATGTTGGTAGTAGTGGTTTAAAATGGAGCGGAGGTGTTTTAGCAAATAATGGTAAAATTTATGGAATTCCTTTTGGTGCCTCTCAAGTACTTGAAATTGACCCAGTAGGTTTAACTACAAATACTTTTGGTAATGTTGGTAGTAGTATTTTAAAATGGTTTGGTGGTGTTTTAGCAAATAATGGTAAAATTTATGGAATTCCTTATCGATCTTCAACAGTTCTTGAGATCGATCCAGTAGGTTTAACCACAAATACTTTTGGTAATGTTGGTAGTACTATCAATAAATGGTCTGGAGGTGTTTTAGCAAATAATGGTAAAATTTATGGAATTCCTTTTAATGTCTCTCAAGTACTTGAAATTGACCCAGTAGGTTTAACTACAAATACTTTTGGTAATGTTGGTACTGGTAATAATGAATGGATTGGAGGTGTTTTAGCAAATAATGGTAAAATTTATGGAATTCCTTACAATTCTTCATCAATTCTTGAAATTGATCCAGCGGTTGGAATAGCAATTACGTTTGGTAACGTTGGTACTGGTGTTGCAAAATGGTCTGGAGGTGTTTTAGCAAATAATGGTAAAATTTATGGAATTCCTTACAATTCTTCATCAGTTCTTGAATTTGTTACCAATCCAAATGACCCAGAAAATCTACCAGAAATACAAAAAATTAATCCAGCAATTCAAACAATAAAAAATAATAACCTTGTATTTGATTTAAGTGATTCTTCTCTGTCTGGTTATAATTTTAAAATTTTCTATGACCAAAATTTCAAAGATGAATTCGTATCTACAGGATCTACAAATAGTTTCTCAGTAAGTGGTGTTGGAACAGTTGGTGTTTCTACAAATGCTTCGCTTACAATTAATTATAGTTCCGAATTACCTACTCAACTTTTCTATAATTTAGAAAAGTCTGGTTACATTAGCACTGCAGACAAAGAAGTTCAAAATTATTCTCAAATTAATTTTGTTGATAGTTATTATAATGGTTTTTATTCGATTTCTGGAGTTGGGACAACAACGTTCCAGATCTCTTTACCTAATTTACCAGAAAATCTTAACTATACCTCAAATGACTGTGATACTTTAGAATATACAACAAATTCATCAACTGCATCTGGTGGTGTTAGTAAAATTAGAACTATATCTCCTGGTGTTGGGTTTAATAAGATTCCATCATTTTCTGGAACGAATTCTACTAACGGTAAAGGTGCATACTTAATTGCTAAATCATCCTCCATTGGAAATATTAATCAAACAAGAATTTTAAATGAAGGTTTTGAATACCCATCAGACAAAACTCTGAGACCAACTGCCAACATACCAAAACTTTTAATCATCAAAGATTCTAATACTATTTCGAATATATCTGTATCAAATGGGGGCAAAAATTATACAACTGCTCCAGATTTAATCATTGTAAATTCTGAAACGGGTGAAAAAATCGATTCTGGATTATTAACTGCCAACTTGTCTGGTACGGGAATTATATCGGTTAATATTGTTCAAGGTCCAAAAGGTCTTCCATCAAGACCAGTGGACATTAAAACAATTAATAATACTAACGGCGTAGGTATTCAAACGATTACATCTTCTTCATCTGGAATTGTTACTTGCTATCTCGTAACACCTTCAAGTGGTTTTGATATTGAACCATTTACTGTTGGGGATAAAATATTTGTAGAAGGTATACAAAAATATAGTAATGATGGTGATGGGTTTAACTCGGAAAATTATGGTTATAATTTCTTTACTATTACAGCATACGAAAATGGTGGAACATTACTTACAAGAAAACTTGAATATAATCTTTCTGGTCTTTCCACCAACGTTGGTATAGCCAAAACAGTTCAAGAATCTTATGGTTATATTGTAAATTATAATAATTATCCAGTATTTGATGTAACACAAACATATTCACCATTTATAATAGGTGAAAATCTATCAGTTCAAAATGAAACTGGTTTTGAACTTCAAGATTTGAGAGTTATTCAGGATAATCAAAATTATATTAAAGTTTCTGGCAATTATGATATAAACACTAACGATGTTATTCGTGGTATTCAATCGGGTAATATTGCAACAATTGATGATGTAAAAATAACAACTGGATACTTTAATATTGACTATGCATCTACACAAAGAATTGGTTGGTCTGATGATATTGGCAAACTAGATGAAGATACTCAGGTCATCCCAGATAACGACTATTACCAGACTCTATCTTATTCTGTAAAAAGTAACCAAGAATGGGTTGACATTGTTACCCCAGTAAATAGTATCTTACATCCAAGCGGGTTTAAAAACTTTGCAGATACCACAATCGACAAAAATGTTGGTGTTGAAACTACTACTGCAAGTGAATCATTACAAATTCTTTATGATATTATTGACGAAAGGAGAGTTGATACTATCAATAATTTTGATCTTGTTACTGATGTTGACACGATTAATAATTCTTCTAGATATTTAAAATTTAAAAATAGAAAACTTGCAGATTATATCGAATGTCGCACTAATAGAGTTCTTGCAATAGATGATATTAGTGGAGAATTTTCAAGCAGTGACTCACAATCTGAGGGATTTGCAAACGTTTTAGAAATTACCCCATCCGATAAGTATAACAGATACCTAGTTCAAATTATAAGTGACGATAATAGTCAGATTCAATTTACTGAAATTGTAGTAATTAATGATGATACTAATATTTACACTCTAGAAAAGTCAAGTATTAGCAATTTAGAAGACCAAATAGGTGATATTGATGGTTATGTAGATGAAAATAATAATTTCTATTTAAAATTTACTCCATATGATCCATATAATATTGATTATAATATAAAAATTCTTAGTGATAATTTCACAACATTTTTTAGTGGGATTGGAACATATTCGATAGGATTTATAGACTTGATAGGTTCTAACGCTTCAGTATCTTCTGGGATTACAACATCATTAGTTAGTAAAAATATAAGTCAATTAGAAGCAATATACTCAAATATTCATATTCTTGATACAAATACCGATGAGATGAATTATGTAGAAATTTATGTTGATCATAATGGAGAAGATACCAACATAACGGAATTTTATATCGATTCTAATAGCGAACTTAGTTCCAATTTTATTGGTTCTTTTGGCGCATCAATTTCTGGTGGTATTTTGACATTAAATTATACCAATACTTCAAGTAATGATGTAATTATCAGAAGTAAGAATATTGGTTTCAATACCACTGCATCAGGTATTGGAACATATAGATTCAAAAAAACAGGTCAGTTAGATGGTTATGAGAGAACTGTAAACTATATTGCAAATTACTCCAACGTATCATCTGCATCTACAGTTATATCTTTAAACACGACTGAATTTACATCAGTTAAATCTACTGTAAGAGTAAGTATTGGTAATACCAGTGCCTTACATCAAGTTATGATGATTGTTAATGGTACAGAGACTTATACAGTTCAATACCCATCTTTATCAATTGGAAGTACTTCTGGTATTGGTAGTTTTGGTGGAAGTATATCTGGATCTACTGCAAGTTTAATCTTCTATCCAGACACTTCACTTTCTGGTACGTTTGAAATTCTTTCTTTCAATGAAAAATTTTACACGTATCTCGACAAAATTAATCAACCATCAGATTTGGAATATGCAAACATTATCGAAAGTATTCATACCGCAAATTATTACTCTGTCAATAGTGAAAATATAAACAGATTGGATTTTGAGTTAACATATCAAGGTTATCCAATTTTTATGAAGGAATTTGACCCAACGGATAGTAGCATATTAAATCTATCTACTGGCGAATTTACAATTCCAAATCATTTCTTCAGCACTGGAGAAAGATTAATTTATACACCAAAAACAACTTTCTTGGGTGTCGGTCAAACTTCTGTTGGTATTGGTTCAACATTAAATTCTGCAGGGATTGTGACTAATCGTTTACCAAGTGATGTATATGTTTATAAAATTAATAATGATAAGTTTAAGATATCTACAAGAAAAGACTATGCTCTTGCAGGAATATATGTGACTTTTACCTCTGTTGGAGAGGGTAACGCTCACCAACTCGAAATGTATAAGAAAAATGAAAAATCTATAATTTCTATCGATAATATCATTCAATATCCAATTGCATATTCATTAATCACACATACATTAGATAATTATTCTTCAATTGGTTTTACAACATCAACATTTGCTTTAAGTGGTATTTCTTCAATAGCGGTAGAAGATCTACTAAAAGTTGATGATGAATATATGAAAGTGAATAATGTTGGTTTTGGGACAACAGTTTTTGGACCAATATCATTTACTGGTTCAGTACCATTGGTTGAAGTGGAAAGAGGATTTGTTGGGTCATCCGCAACTTCACATAATAATTTATCAACAGCAAACGTCTATAGAGGTTCATATAATATTGTTGGAAATAAAATTTTCTTCACTGCTCCCCCAACAGGAAGCAATATGGATCAAATTGGTCCTGATATTGATAATCTTCCTGAGGCAAGATCTTCATTTAATGGTAGAGTTTTTCTAAGAAAAGATTATAGTTCTAATCAAGTCTATGATAACATTTCTGAAAAGTTTACCGGAATTGATCAAAGTTATACCCTTTCTTCACAAGGAATTAACACAGTTGGTTTAGGAACTAGTGGAGGAAGCGGCATTGTTCTTATTAATGGTATCTTCCAAACACCAACTACTCAAAATAATCTAAACAATAACTTTAGAATTCTAGAAAATACTACTGTTGGTGTAAGTAGTATAGTATTTTCTGGTATTACGTCATCTAATGGTTCAATTATTATTTCACAGAATGATGTGAATCTAAATCAACTCCCAAGAGGCGGATTGATTGTATCTTTAGGTTCTACTTCTGGTCTAGGATATGCTCCTTTAGTTGGTTCTTCCGTAACAGCGATTATTGGTGCAGGTGGTTCTATTACATCTATTGGAATTGGAACTACTGGAAATTGGGGTTCTGGATATAGAAATCCAGTTTCAATTGCAATAACAGAATCTGGTCATACTGGCGCTGCAGCAACTATTTCTGCAACTGTCGGTGCAGGAGGAACTTTGGCATTTACTGTTACTGGTGGAGGATCTGGTTATACAAATCCAACTATTATCATACCATCCCCAAATTATGAAAATCTATCCGTTACTGGCGTTTCAAGACTTGGAATTGGTTCAACATCAAGTACTGGTGTTGGGTTATTACTAAATGTTGAAGTTGGCGAAAGTAATCAAGAGCAATTAGAACCCATTAATTGGACTTTAAGAAGTTCTCCATATAATTCGGGTACGTTTGGCATTGATATTGGAAATACTAATTTAGTATCATATGGAAATGGAATTTATATTGCGGCGGGTGAGATATATGACTCAAATTTACCTTTTTATGATTCATACATTACTACATCAACCGATGCAATTACTTGGGAATTAAGAACTTCTAGCATTGGTGGTTCTACTGTTTTTGCCATTACTTATGCAAACAATGTCTATGTTGCTGGTGGTGTTAGTGGAATCTTAAATACCTCAACAGATGCAATTACTTGGGAATTAAGAACTTCTAGCATTGGTGGTTCTACTGTTTTTGCCATTACTTATGCAAACAATGTCTATGTTGCTGGTGGTGCTAGTGGAATCTTAAATACCTCAACAGATGCAATTAGTTGGACTAGAAGAACTTCTGGTTTTGGTAATAGTTTCATTTATGCACTTACTTTCGCAAACAATACTTATGTTGCTGGTGGGTTTGTGTCTGGTGGTAGTGGAATCTTAGGCACATCAACAGATTCTATTAATTGGACCTTAAGAACTACTAGTTTTGGCAATAACAACCCCATTTATGCACTTACTTTTGGCAACAATGTCTATGTTGCTGGTGGTTATGGTGGAATCTTAAATACCTCAACAGATACAATCACATGGATCCCAACACCTTCTGGTTTTGATACTGATAGTATTAAAACTCTCGCATTTGGAAACAATAGTTATGTTGCTGGTGGTAATAATGGAAAAATAGGCACTTCAGTTGATGGAATTAATTGGATAATGCGAAATTCAAATACACAAGGTTATGAATTTGATAGTTTTATCTACACTGACAATATCAATTCAATAATTTATGATGATGACAATTCAGTTTTTCTTGCTGCTGGTGGAGCAGTGGTGCCGGCGGGGATAACTATTAACAATTATCTATCAGTTTCCGATATCAATTCTTTAAGTTCTTTGTTTGTAGTTAAATCTTTCAAGATTACTAGACCTGGATATGGATTTAAAAAAGGTGATGTATTTAAACCAGTTGGTCTAGTAACTGCTTATGGTCTAGCAAGCCCAGTTTCTCAGTTTGAATTGACGGTTTTAGAAACCTTTACAGATTCATTTGGATCTTGGCAATTTGGTGAACTAGATTATATTGATTCAGTTCAAAATTATCAAGATGGATCTAGAACTAGATTCCCACTTTATTATAATTCTCAACTATTAAGTTTTGAAAGAAGTAGTAGTGATTCAGATTCTCAGTTGATTGACTTCGATTCTTTATTAATAATTTTTATTAATGGTATTTTACAAGAACCAAAAGTTGCATATCAATTTGAAGGTGGAACATCATTTACATTTACTCAGGCTCCAAAACCAGAAGATCAAGTTTCAATTTTCTTCTATAAAGGTAGTTCTTCAGATAGTACTTCTGTTGATGTGTTTGAATCTTTAAAAATAGGAGACAACCTACAAGTTTATAGTAACAATGCTTTACTTGACATTACTACAACACAAAATATAAGAACAATTTCGGATATTCCTTCTTCCGACAAAGTTCAAACAAATCTATACACATTAGATGGTATTGATATCACATATGAAAAGCCTGTAAGTTGGACAAAACAAAAAACAGATCAAATTATTGACGGTAATATTGTTTCTAAATCTAGAGACTCTATTGAACCACAAATATACCCAACAGCAAAAATTATTAAAAACATTGGCATATCTGATACTGAAGTTTATGTTGATAATGCACAGTTCTTTAACTACGAAGGTGAATTACCAGGAAGTATTGATTTTAATGCTCTCATTGTCTCTGGTTCCCCAGACCCAGTTTCTGCCGCAATTACAGCGATTGTTTCTGCTGCAGGAACAATTCAATCACTTACTATTAATAATTCCGGAAGTGGTTATGTCGGTTCTGCAGTAACAGTTAAGATATCTGCACCACCAACTGTGGGTGTTGGCATTGGAACTGTTGCAACTGCATCAATTTCCATTGTAAATGGTTCTCTTTCTGTGGCAACTATAACAAACCCAGGTTTTGGTTATACAACAAGTATTGTACCTCAGGTCATTGCCCCTCTACCAGATCCAACCTATGAAAATATTTCCGACATTACTGCACTTATTGGTGCATCAGGAAATATTACTGGAATTGGAACAACAGTTGGAATTGGAACTGATTTAGCAATTAAATTTACATTATCATCAGTTAATGGTTTATCAGTTGGTTATCCAATTTATATTTTTGACACCAAAGTTGGAAATGGTGTTACTTCAATATATTCATCTAATGATGCAATTATTGGTATTGGAACTACATTCTTAGATAACATTTATAATATTAGTGGAATTGATGCTGGTGTAGGTATAATAACTTGCAATATTAGATCTAATTCTTCTATCGTAGGAATTGCAACTACAGGTTTAACTGTAGGAAAATTCTCTTGGGGCAAGTTATCTGGATTTACAAGATCATCTTCACCAGTTTCAATTGCAGTTTCTGGGTTTACAATTAATGCTGGTCTTACGACGTTCCCAACCATTCAAAGAAGAGGATATGGTTTAAGGAATATTGGACCAATTGAAAAGAACTTGTGATATTGATATAAATATAGAAAAAACTATATTCAAATGTCTGCACTTGTAACAGATCAATTTAGAATTCTGAATGGATCCAATTTCATAGATTCTGTTCAGGATTCTTCAAATTCATATTATGTCTTTGTAGGTCTATCAAATCCAACTACCTCTGGTTTTGGTAGAGATTCTAATTGGGATACAACTCCACCTAATCCCACTGATAATATAGATTATTTGAATCAATACAAAACGACTGCTCTTTTTGGTAAAAAAATTACAAGTGCAAATGTTAAAAGAGTAGTTAGAAGAATTGATTGGGTAAGAGGTACAAAATATGAAATGTACAGACCCGATTACAGTGTTGTAAATCCTTCACCAATTACCGGTGCAATGAGATTATATGATGCTAACTATTATGTTATTAATTCTGATTATAGAGTTTATATTTGCATTGACAACGGTTCCTCTGGTATTAATACAACAGGAAGTGCATCCCAAGATGAACCAACTTTTACAGATTTAGAACCATCTCCAGCAGGTGAAAGTGGTGATGGTTATCTTTGGAAATATCTTTATACAGTCTCACCGAGTGATATTATTAAATTTGATTCTATTGAATATATCATTGTACCAAATGACTGGGACACATCTACAGATGCCCAAATAACCGCTGTTAGAGAAAATGGCGACTCCACTCTAAATGATAATCAAATCAAAAAAGTTTATATTGAAAAAAGAGGATTGGGGTATACATTGTCTTCTGGACAGTCTTGCAATATTATTGGAGACGGTAGTGGTGCCACAGTAACTGTAGAAGTGGACTCATCAGGAAGAATTACAGATACTACTGTAACTTCTGGTGGTAAAAATTATACTTATGGTTTAGTTGATTTAGGAACAACAACAATCCCAGGTCAATATGCAGAATTGATTCCAATCATACCACCATCAAAAGGACATGGTTTTGATATCTATAAGGAATTAGGTGCTGATAAAATTTTAATCTATGCTAGATTTGATGATTCAACTAAAAACTTCCCTATTGATTCGAAATTTGCTCAAGTTGGAATATTGAAAAATCCATCAGTATTTGATTCTACGGGCATTAATACAACAAATTTTACATCAACAGAATTTTCTGCCGTTTACGCACTAAAACTTGGCGGAACACCATCAGGTTCAATTTCAGTTGGAGATAAAATTCAACAATCAGTTACTGGCGGGAAGGCAATTGGTTATGTTGCATCATATGATTCTGAAACACAAGTTCTAAAGTATTTTAGAGATAGATCTTTATACTTCAACCCCACAACTTATGATCAAACTGATTATATTGGTATATCATCTACAGGAAAAGTATTAGATTTTAATTCAACCAATCAAATTACAAAAGTTGGTGGTGGGTTTAATGCCTCTGTAGATAGTTCTTTTTCTGGTATTACAACAACAATTTCAAATAAAATTGTAAATCTGGGGGTAGAATTTACAAATGGTCTTGCAAATCCAGAGATAAATAATAAGTCTGGTGATGTAATCTACATTGATAATAGACCTACAGTAACAAGAAGTTCTAGACAAAAAGAAGACGTTAAAATTATCCTGGAATTTTAAGAAATGGCTCAGAAAACAAATCTTAATGTAAGCCCCTACTATGATGATTTTAATGAGCCTGATGTAGGCGCTAAAGACAAAAATTATTATAAGGTTTTATTTAATCCGGGAAAACCTGTTCAAGCGAGAGAATTAAATACTTTACAATCTATTCTACAAGATCAAGTAGAATCTTTTGGTAGTCATATTTTCAAAGAAGGGTCAATGGTGATCCCTGGAAATATTGTTTACGATAATCAATTTTATTCAGTTAAATTAAATCCCACAATTTACGGCGCAAATATTATTTCATATCTTGAGCAGTTTGTTGGGAAAAAAATTACCGGTCAAACTTCTGGGACTACAGCAACAGTACAAAAAGTCCAATTACCAAATTCAGAAGTTGAATATGCAACCATTTATGTAAAATATCAAGATTCCGATAATAATTTTACATTTAATGAATTCCAAGATGGTGAATTTTTATATGCGAGTGAAAATGTAGTATACTCAGGAACGACAATTGCTTCTGGTACACCTTTCGCTTCCACTATTTCCAATAGTTCAACTTCTACTGGATCTGCATCTTCTATTGGTGAAGGCGTATATTTTATCCGAGGAACATTTGTACGTGTTCCTAAGCAAACAATAATTCTTGATTATTATTCAAACACCCCATCATATAGAGTAGGTTTAAGAGTAAACGAACAAATCATCACAGCAAAAGATGACCCGACATTATATGATAATGCAAAAGGTTTTACAAACTATGCAGCACCTGGATCTGATAGATTTAAAATATCATTAACATTAGACAAAAAACTTTTATCTGACATTGAGAATGATACTGATTTTGTCGAGTTATTAAGAGTTCAAGATGGAAACATTAAAAAGATTGAAACTAAATCCCAATATTCTATTATTAGAGATTATCTTGCCCAAAGAACATATGATGAATCTGGGGATTATGTTGTAACTCCATTTCAATTTTCATTAAACAATTCTCTTAACAATAGATTAGGAAACGATGGTCTTTTCTTTAGTAATGAAAAGACAGAACAAAATAATATACCATCAGATAATTTGATGTGTGTTAAGTTTTCACCAGGAAAGGCTTATGTTAGAGGTTATGATATTGAAAAAACTGGTGTAGAAATTGTAGATGTTCCAAAACCCAGGACGTCCCTATCAAAATCAAATGTTAATATACCATTTGAAATGGGCAATTTGATTAGAGTCAATAATTCTTCTGGAGCGCCAAAACAAAAGTCTTCAATTGATCTCTATAACCAAAGAAAATCATCAACAATTGCTGCAACAGGAACAAAAATAGGTGATGCTAGAGTTTATGCTTTTAATTTAACTGATGCAGCATACTCGAATGTTGCTACAAATTGGGATCTATACTTATATGATATTCAAACATATACACAATTAACGTTAAATCAATCAATATCTGGTGCTCAACTTCCAATAACATCCTTTATAAAGGGTAAGAGTAGTGGTGCAAGTGGATATGCCACTGCTGCCGGTACAGGTTCTGATATTATTTCTCTTAGACAGACATCAGGTACTTTTATTGTTGGTGAGCAAATTATAATTAATGGTCTAGAATTATATCCCAGAACAATTAAATCAATTAGAGTATATTCCACTCAAGATATAAAATCTTTATTCCAATCAACTGCAACTTCTGGTTTTTCTACGGCTTTTGCGGCAGATGCTCAGTTAGATAAAACAACTGCGTTTGGATTTTCTCCAACAGATGTTATTACTATTCAATCATCAGGTGCTGTTTCTTCTTCAGGAAAACCTTTTAGTGGAATTGCATCTGATACAATTATCAGATACCAAAGAGTAGGTTTTGTTACCGAAACTTACAATAGAGTTCTGTCTGTTTCGTCAGATGGTTCATCTATGACACTTGTTGGTATTAATACTGTGTCGGGTGTTTGTGATGGTGGATTGCCATTATCACAAACAAGTACAACTTTTTCAATCGGTGCTCCAAAAATTAGAAATGAGCAAAAAGGTTACCTTTATGCTCAATTGCCTGATGCCAATATTGCATCAACTAACCTGAGTAACTCCACATTATCATTTACAGCACAATCTAACACAACTTTAACACCATCTAGCAACACTCTGACAGTTACAACAGGAAATTTTGATTTAGGGATTAGTTCATCATTTTCTCAATTCCAGTCTTTTGATGAGGAAAGATATTCAATTCATTATGCTGACGGTAGCATAGAAGGTCTAACATCAGATAAAGTAACTCTATCTAATAATCAAGTAACATTTAATAATATCCAAAATAAAAATATTTCTACAATTAATGCCACCTTTATTAAAAATGGCACACAAAGTAAAGTAAAACAATTTACGCGAAGTCAAACCATTAATGTAAATCTATCAAAATATCCAGAATCTGGTACAGGAATTAGTACTTCTATTAATGATGGATTAACATATAATCAATTTTATGGTTTAAGGGTTCAAGATGAAGAGATATGTTTAAAATACCCAGATGTTGTAAAAGTGATTGCAGTGTATGAATCTTTAAATACTTCAGCACCTTCATTAGATACTTTAACCTTTAGTTCAATTGCAAATGTAGATACAAATGCAATCGTTGGTGAGAATATTATTGGACAATCCAGTAAGGCAATCGCCAGAGTTGTAACTAAACCATCTTCAAATAATCTTGGTATTGTGTATTTGAATACTAATAGATTTATTGCTGGTGAGAATGTTACTTTCGAAGAGTCCAACATTAATACATCAATTGCTACAATTATCCAAGGAAATTATAAAAATATTACCAATAGTTTTACACTTGATAAAGGTCAAAAAGAGCAATATTATGATTATTCGAAAATTATTAGAAACTCCGGAGAATCTGCTCCAACCAAACAACTTTTAATCGTATTTGATTATTATTCAATTCCATCTGGTGATACTGGAGACGTATTTACAGTTAATAGTTATACTGCAGAAAGATTTGGTTCCGATATCCCATCTATAGGTAAAGACAATGTGAGAGCATCTGATACCCTTGATTTTAGACCAAGAGTATCAATATTTTCTAGCACAACTTCTTCACCATTCGACTTCTCTTCAAGATCTTTTGGAACTGATCCAAAGTTGATTCTATCTCCGAATGAAAATTCTTTGATTGGATATGATTTTTATCTTGGAAGAATCGACAAGTTATATCTTGATAAATTAGGAAACTTCATTGTTCTTCAAGGAACCCCATCAACTGATCCTAAGGCACCATCAAAACCTGATGATGTAATGGAGATTGCAACAATAAATCTTCCACCATATCTTTATAATCCAAAAGATGCGTCAGTCTTTCTTGCAGATAATAGAAGATATACGATGCGTGATATTGGTTTAATTGAAGATAGAGTAGAAAATCTTGAAAGAGTTACCTCTTTATCTCTTTTGGAACTTAATGTTCAAACATTACAAATTCAGGATGCACAAGGTTTTAATAGATTTAAAACAGGATTTTTTGTCGATGATTTTAAAAACACAGATTTAATTAATACGGATGTATCAAAAGTTGAAGTAGATTTTGAGAATGATGAATTAACTCCACAAATTAGTAGAAATAGTATTAATTTACTTCCTGTTTCTGCCCAGGTCTTTACCGACGAAACTTTAGATCTTAGTAGCAATTTCTCTTTATATGATTCAAATGTTCAAAAAATCAATGATGTAATTACATTAAAGTACGAATCTATTGGTTGGATTGAGCAACCATTGGCAACTAAGGTTGAAAATGTGAACCCATTCCATGTCGTTTCTTACAGTGGAACTATTAAACTTAATCCATCTAGTGATAGTTGGGTAAGAACAATTAGACTTGCAGATGTAAATATTAATCAAACAAACTGGGTCTGGTTGAGAGCAACTGGACGTTGGGCTATTGTTGGATCAAGTTCTTCTACAAATGTTGATGATAGATTACTTGCCAGTGGAACCGAACTCTATATGAGATCCCGTAACACTGGTTTTAGTGCAGTTAATATGAAACCATTGACACAAACTTATCAATTCTTAGATGGTAATAGTGGTGTAGATTTTATTCCAAAACTTGTTGAGATTGCGAATGATTCTACTCTACAAAACTATGGCGCATCGGCAGCATTTTCTGTTGGAGAAACTGTTGTTGGTTCATATAATGGACAAAACTTAATTAGATTTAGAGTTGCAACATCAAATCATAAAGAGGGTCCATTTAGTTCCCCAACAACAACATATAATATTAACCCATACAATAAGAGCGAAAATATTCCCTCTTCATATAGTTTAACTTCTAAAGTTCTCAATATTGATATTGATTCCCTTTGCGCTGAAGCTCAAGGTTTATATTCTGGTTATCTTATTACTGGAATGAAATTAGTTGGACAAACTAGTGGTGCTGTTGCTTATGTTAAAACCCTTAGATTAATTACAGATAACTATGGAGATTTGAAGGGTTCTTTCTTCTTAAGAGATCCAAATACAAATCCTACACCTCCAGTTAGAATCGCCACTGGTTCTAAGGTTTATAAATTAACATCAAGTTCAACAAATCAGACTCCACTTCCAGGAAGCAAACTTATTTGTTCTGCAGAAACGATTTATAAGGCAGAAGGTACTTGGGAACAGAGACAAAGAGTTACAACAACATCAACAACCATTTATTTCGTTGATCCTTTAGCACAATCTTTCTCTGTTGGCGGAAATATTGAAGATACTAATGGCAATTCTCCAAATGATGATGCAAATGGTGCATACTTAACTGCGGTGGATTTATTCTTTGCAAGTAAAGATCCAAATAATGCCCCACTAACGGTAGAAGTTAGAACTGTTGAACTAGGAACACCTACTAGAGTAATTGTTGGCAATCCTGTTACCCTAAAACCAGATCAAATTCAAACGTCAACTAATGCGTCTGTTGCAACAACAGTAACATTCGACTATCCAATTTATCTTGCACCTGGACTAGAGTATGCCATTGTTCTTCTTGCCCCTCAAACTGATCAATATGAGGTTTGGATCGCAGAGATGGGTGAGAAGACTGTAAATACTGCAAATCTTCCAGATGCTGAAAGTGTAAGATACACAAAACAGTTTGCAATTGGTAGTCTCTTCAAATCACAAAATGGTTCAATTTGGACTGAGAATCAATATCAAGATCTCAAGTTTAAACTTTACAAGGCAAACTTTACTGCAACAAGTGGAAGTGTATTCTTCCAAAATCCAACTTTAAACGAAAGTAATGGGTATGTTCCAACACTTTCAAACAATCCAGTCACAACTTTACCTAAAAAGTTTGCAATTGGTATAAGCACTGTAACAAGTAGTGCAATGATTGGGATCTTAACGACTGGAAGAAAAATTGCAGACGCAGCAAAACCATACAATTATGGTTATATTGTTGGCACCGGAAGTTCGGTATCAACTGTAGGTATTACGACTGGTGGGTCAAATTATACAACCACTTCTAATGTTGGAACATATTCGATTACTGGAAGTGGAACTGGTTTGAGACTCAATATTACTGCAACCAATGGTGCTGTTTCTGCCGCTACAGTTGCATCTGTTGGAAATGGTTATGCAGTAGGAGATGTGGTTGGAATCACGACTGCCAATGTTTCACCTGCCGCAGGTCGTGATGCAAGAATTACAATCACTGCAATAACTGGTTTAGATACCCTGTACATCTCAAATGCTCAGGCAGAATCATTTACAACCGTTGGGATTTCTACTTTAGTTTATTATAATGACTCTGGAACTGCAATCTCTCTTGCAAGCACAACTATTAGAACTTCATCTCCAGTTGGTGGAATTTATGCTGGTAACTTTATGAAGGTAAATCATTTTGATCATGGAATGTACGCAGCAAACAATAAACTTACATTATATAATGTAGAATCTAATATTATTCCAACTACACTTTCTTTACCTCTACTTTCAACAGACACTTCTATTAGTGTTGCTTCAACCTCAAACTTTACAACATTTGAAGGTATTGCAGTTAGCGGATCTAACCCAGGATACATAAAAATAGAAAATGAAATTATTAAATATGAATCTGTTGGAACTGGTCAGTTATTAACAATCACCAGAGGAATAGATTCGACTCTTGTTTTAGATCATCCTGTAAGCACTCTAGTCTATAAGTATGAACTCAGTGGTGTTTCTCTAAGAAGAATCAATACCACACATGACATTAGTGATACTGGAAACGATATTGATAGTTACTATATTGAGTTCAATAGGTCAAACTTTGATTCAAATGCAATCAATAGAAGTACTGATGGAAGTCTCTCATCAGCACCACAATTATCTTTTGATGCTGAAATTGCTACTGGAGGATCTGGAGTTGAATCCACAGAAAATATACAGTATGATAGCATTATCCCAGAAATTGTTGGTTTGGTTCCTGGATCTGCAACCGAAGTTACTGCACAAATTAGAAGTGTAAGTGGAACAAGTGTAGACGGAACCGAAGTTTCATTCCAAGATCAAGGTTATGAAAATGTGGAAATTGGAGTACTTAATAAACTTTCTTCAACAAGAATTATTTGTTCCAACATTAACGAAGACACTTATCTGGAAGGCGTACTACTGTCTAATAGATCTAAATCTTTTGTTGCAAAGGTTAATTTATCTACAACAGATAATAATCTTTCGCCCATGATTTTCTGGAAGAACTCTGCAGTTCAACTTCTTAGTAGCAGACTTAATAGTCCTGTCTCAAACTATATCACTGACAACAGAGCAAATTCATTGATTGATGATCCACATGCTGCAATATATGTTTCAAATACGGTACGTCTTTCTCAATCGGCAACTTCACTTAAGGTCATTATAAGCGCATATAGACATTCATCAGCAGATTTTAGAGTTCTTTATAGTCTAATTAGACCAGATTCAAGTGAGGTTGAGCAGGCATTTGTATTATTCCCAGGTTATAATAACCTCACAATTGATGCAAATCAAGACGGTTATCCCGATGTTATTAATTCTGCAAATAATAGCGGTTTACCAGATACATTTGTTCCTGCAAGTTTAGAAAATCAGTTCTTAGATTATGAATTTACTGCAAACAATTTAGGCGAATTTACAGGGTACACAATTAAAATTGTAATGTCTGGCACTAACCAGGCATATGCCCCAAGATTTAAAGATCTAAGAAGTATTGCAATTAGATGATGATACCAGTAAAAGGACACCCAAATTTATATCGTGATGAGCAATCGGGGGCAATTATAAACTGTGATAATTATTCCTATAATCAATATGTGAACAGTTTATACAATAGAGATTCTCAAAAACGTGAGATGGAACAAATAAAAAAAGATATTGACGAAATTAAATTATTACTTAAGGAGTTTATAAATGGAACCAAATGATATTCAACTGGAAACGATAGATAAAATGTTTGAATTTGAAAAGCATTCTCGGGTTATAGATGAACTAAATTTCGAAGAACTTAAAGAGTTTTCGAAGTTATATTGTAAATTATATCTTAAGCAACAAGAAGTTTTGAGTTCCCTTGGCACTCTTGAGGTATAAATAAAAAGTAGAGCTTAAAAAATAGATGGCAGCAGTATACGTCAATAACTTAGTTGTGAATGCTGGCAGTGATTTTGATCAAACTTTTATTTTAGAAGGTGCAAATACTAATTCTGCTTTAGATTTATCTGGATATACAGTTGTAGCCCAAATGAGAAAATGGGCAGGAAGTTCTTCTGCAACAAGTTTTACTGCTACAATCATAAGTCCATATACAAGTGGAAAAATTACATTAAGTTTAACTTCCACACAAACTTCGAGTTTAAAAGCAGGAAGATACGTATACGATATTGTAATCACAGACCTATCTGGCAGTAAAACTAGAGTTGTTGAGGGAATGGTTCTCGTAACAGAGGGAGTTACCCGATAATGTCAGATATTAAAATTAGAGTTGGGCAACAAAATTCTATAAAAGTTATTTCGAGTATAGCAGGTGAACGCGCTTTCAATGACGCAGTAAATGTAATAGGAGGAATTGCTTCTGTTACACAACTACAAGTCAGTGGTGTATCCACATTTGTTGGTGTAAGTACATTTAAAAGTGATGTTTACATTGATGGTGATTTAATTATTGGCGATGATTTAAAATTTGATGAATTTACTGCTAGAAATGGAAATATCACCGGCATTGCTACCATTTCTGGTGGATTATATTATGGTCCATATTATACAAATGGATTGCCTTACTTTAATTCTTCAGGGTTAATGGTATCAACTGCAAGTCCTCAGAATGGAATTGATTATACAAACTATATAATGACGACAGATAATGCTGGAGTTCCAGCTTGGTCAAATGCAATAGACGGAGGAACTTATTAAAATGTCTAAACCGGCAAGTAGACAGCAACTAATTGATTATTGTTTAAGACGTTTAGGTGCTCCAGTCTTGGAAATTAATATTGATGATGATCAAATTGACGATTTAGTGGATGATGCTCTTCAATATTTTCAAGAGCGTCATTTTGACGGTGTTGAAAGAATGTATTTAAAATACAAGATCACAGAGGCAGATTTAAATAGAGGTAGGGCAAATCCAACAAATGGTGTAGGAATTGTTACAACTACAGGAACTGCATCAATTAGTGGAATTGGAA